AGCTTTTGATTATTTAGCCAGTTAAACCATGTTCGAGGATTTATTGCTAACTGCTCGCCTTCTCTTACTCCTTTATGAAATGCCTGAGTAACTTCCTTTCGTGTTAAACGATGATATTTCTCGTTCAAATCATTCTGTAAGATGTTAGCCATAATCAACATATCTTCTCTTGATTTGTTTTGGCTCATCTCAAATAAAGTCTTTTTAATTGTTTCCAAGCAAAAATGCAGCAGCTCGTTACTTGGTTCTTTTCCTATCTCCATATCGTTTTGTTTTTTCTGTTGATATTATTATTTCCTCACATAATTCTCTAGGTATTATTGATCTTTCGTAATTACCTTTTTTGCCTTGTGTTCCAGTTTTTGAACCTCTTGGTGCTGCTTCGTGGTGGCAATTTATATTACCATTATGACACTCAGGTCGTGGTTGCCAACCTAAAGGATTAAAAATAGAATATAAATTATTTGTAAATATATCAGTTGGCTTTGCTGATGTATCTCCATATTTGCAATACCATATTGTTGCTTTAGGTATTCCCTGCATAAATATTTGCTTTCTTAATGTTGCTCTTGGATTTTCAATATAATAAATGCAATTAAAATATTGTATAATTTTTAATGTATTTCTTACTAAATTATCGCTTTTAAATGCAAAAGCTGATTTTGGTTTGTCTTTTGGTCTGTGGTGGCTTATTGCAGCTAAAGAGTAAGTAGTGCAAGGTGGACTAGCCCAAATCATATCAGGCTTAAAAGGAATCATATTAGGCATTAAATCTTCTATATCTATTGCTAAATCAATACCAACAAATTCTTTAATATCTACACTAAAAACATTATGTCCTCTGCCTTCTGCTACTTTTCCTATACTTCTAGATCCTGCGAATAATTCTAATATGTTCATATCATTTTGTTTTTGTAAATATAAAACTATTTTTTAAAATAACAATTACTCTATCTTTTTATTCCAATCAAAATTGTCCATATCTAATTGCTTAACATCTTCATTCTTCTGATTAAACATCTCAGGAAAGTATTTTTTCGCAAGGCTTGGCTTTTCTTTAAATTGCTTTTTAAGAGGAAAGACACTTTTCCAACTACACTCGATAGATTGTTCAATCATTTCTTTTTGAGTTTCTAGCGATAAGCCTTCCAGTTTTTTTAATATCAATTTTATTGCTCGATCTGTATTCTTAGCTTTTAAACTTTTTCTTAAATCAAGAAATTCTAAAAACAAATTATTCAAATCTAAATCATCAAAATAGGCTTTAGCCTTTTTATTAATTGTATTATTAACTATTGTATTATTAACTGTATTATTATCTATAAACTTTTCTTTAATAGGGTCTTTAACTTTTGTTATATACCCCCCTTTAACTTTTGTTATATACCCTATATAACAAATCTTTAATACCCTCTTTAAGATTTGTTTAGTACCCTCTTTGTATATTATTGTTGAAGAGATGTAACCTTTTGACTTTAAAGATGCTATTATAACGCTTACTCTAGTTTTACTTATTCCAAAGAAGTCAGCAAAATAACTATTACCTGCAAAACAACCCTCGCTATTGTCAAGGCTATTTATCTCAACGAAGAACAACTTTTCTATTAAAGTAAGCTCTTTACTTAGCCAAACCTCTTTGGGTATCCATATCCCTTTAAAATCTCTTTTCATAATTTTGTTTTTTCAAATATATAAATATTTTTAAGAAAAAAAAAGAGATGCCGATTAAAGCACCTCTAAATTTAACCAACTGAGTAGCTTCATAGCCTTATCAAAAAGGCATACCATCATCACTTGATCCATCAATCTGGGGGGATTGTTCTACCTTTGCAACTTTCCAAGCCTTTAAGCTAACGAAGTGTCTATCTTTCCAAGCTCTACCGCTTATATTAATATCAATCTCATACGATGAGCCTACCTTTAAACCTTTAACAAGTTCTATTCCTTTGTCTTGAATAAACTCAATAGGAATATCTGCATCGTACTCGACACCTTCCTGCTTCAGAATAACCTCCTGCTTCTTAAACTTATCAGAAATGACTTGCACCTCTTTTACTTGTAATACTGTTCCTTTTACTCGCATAACTCTTCTAGTGATTTAATTAATTTAACTTTTAACTGCTTAATCTCGTAAATTCTATCTCGTAAATTTGCGTTCTCTCCTCGCAAAGTTTCTATGACTTCCTTTTGTTTGTCAAACAATATTACTTCATCAGGATCGTTGATGAATAACTTTAGCCTATCGTAGTTATCTTTGTAGTAATTAAGAGCCTTGTAATCTCTCTCATGGTTTTTCACTCCGTTGATTATACTGGCATGGTTTTTATTGAATATTCGACCAATCTCCGACCACCCGAAATCGTGTTCCTTTAACAGAGTGTAACACATTTGCCTAGCTGCAACATTTAAAGCCTTTCTATTTGGCTGCATTACAGATTCAAAAGTTGTGTTATTAATCTCTGCCGATTTCTCTATAATACTATTTATTTCCTCTAGATTTATCATATCAATTTAATTAAATCGGTTATACATATTTTGCTATCCTTACTAATTTTAGATAATTGCTTTAAGTTCAATCGCTTTTGATCCCTCAGCACTATCATCAGGGTAGGTTGTGATAAACCTAGCACCTTGCCGATATTACTTTTTGTCTGGTAAGTGTTCAATAACACCTCTTGCAACTCTGTTGTTGGTTGCCATCCTCTACCCTTTCTCATCTTTTAAAATCTTCTGATTCATCTTCACCGAATACACCTAGCTCGTAAAAGCCACACACCTTTAAAACTATTCTGCTCATCGCTCTCTTTTCTGCCATTTCCATAACATACCAAGAGTTAGTGTTCCCATCTTTAAACGATGTTCCTTTGATAGCACTACCGAAAGTTTCCAAGTCTTTAGTTGTTGCCTTAACTACACAGAAGTTAGTTTCACACTTGATAACTTCGTAAGCTATTTTAATACCTTCTATCGCTTGGATCTTATCAATACCTGCTCTAGTGATAATTAAATAATGTTGGTGCTTGTATATGTCCTCTTTTTCGAGGTCATACTTTTTGTACAATTCTGCAATCTTATCTCTGTTCATAACGTGGTTTGTTTAAGTATTCCCATTCCTTGATTGAGTTCATCTCAGCATTACGCTCACCAGTATTCCACTGCTCTCGTGTTTTGCAATACTCATCATATTGATTGTTGATTTGCTCTTCTAATGCTCGCTCTCTATCTATCTGCTGAAAGCGTGTTCCTAGTAATAGTTGTTTTAGTAATCCCATCTTAGTCGATTTTATAAAAGATTATTACCCAATCGTTCCCATAAGCCAAACGATATTCTCCTAATAAATACTTTGCTTCATCTTGTGATTTAGCGAGGTCTAGTTCTTCAAATGAACCACCTTTGTAACTTCCTACAATTTTATACATATCTAGTTGTTTTGATTAATACAAATATACAAATAATTTTTAGAATACGAAAATTAATGAGGCATTCTCATATCATTTTTAATATCCCAACCTTTAGCTTTGATTTGCTTAGGCATCTCAGCCTCTCGTTTTACATCAGCGATATACTGATTGTGATCCAGTACTATAGCCTTCATTTGTTCAGCTCTCGCCTCTCTTTTAAAGCCTATTATTCTATCCATACCATCAGGCATATTTACCGCCTCAGTCATTTGCTTTTCTTCCTCACAAACTCGCACCCATTTCTCAACGATGCTTAATAGATTGTCGTATGCTTCTGCTTTGTTCATAATTTTAAAGGTTTTGTTTGATACAAATATATAAAATATTTTAAGAATAAAGCAAAAAAAAGACCTATATTTCTATAAGTCTTTAATAATCAAGTAAGTGATGTTTAAAAAAAGTGAGTAATTCTAGCAACTTGCCCTTTATCAAACTCGTGAACAAAGCCCTCTACTGCTTTAGGTGATCCAGTGTACCCTTTTCGAGAGTGCCAACTATCTGCCGAGCTTGGACTTCTTAGGTATTCAACTGTAACACCGATAAAATCTTTAGCATCTCGCCACTTATACTTAACCTTGTGATGCAAATGGTGAAGATACCAGTACCTAAACTTGCTCTCAGCCCATTCTTGAGGCTTTTCATGTGCCATCAACATAGGTAGGTTGTCCATCTTCGCACCATCGCCATGCTCTAAACCTATAAGGTTAGCACCATACTTGTAATAGCACCTATGACTTACGCCTGCATCAACTGAAACATCATCGGTAAGCCTAAACCAACTCTTTAAAGCGTGTGCTAAATGAAAGCCACTTTGATAGTCGTGGTTGCTCATAGAGTGTACGCAATCAACTGGTGCTATCTCTCTGAGCATCTCTACACATTTAACATATAACTGCAAAGCTATCTCATAATGTTCCCACCATTTACCATCGCAGTCCTGGGGCGTTCCTTTTGTAGTGGTATTATAAACATTATCAACGTGCAAAATATCGTTTCCTATGCAGAATAAAACCCTATCTATACTAAACCCCTTTGATTTATTAATAAGACCTTGCACACCCTCTATAACTCGTGAAACGGCAATAGGTATATTGTATTCTTCTCCAGTTTCCTCACTATTAGCGTATTTGCCTATGTGAATATCAGCAGGATTGATAACAAGCAAGTGCCTCCCTGCTTTATGCTTCACCTTTGGGTAGGTTGGTGCGTGTTCACTTATAAAAGTGTTCAGCCTTTTGAAGATACCATCTTCATCAATACCTTTTCCTTCCTTAGTAACAACAGAAAAACGAAGTTCTCCACTCATATTCTGCCAGTGCTTGACAGATACAACGTCTTTTTTAGAGATACCCCTATCTTTTAGGTGTAAATCTAGTGCGGTGTTATCGTTAAAATTGTCTAAGGTGTTGGCTCTGTGCCTTTTGATTAACTCAATCTCATCGGCTTTTAGCCTAAATCGGTTATTTTTCTTCATAATATTAGTTTTGCACTAATATACTATTTTTTTTCGAATACAGAAAAGCATAGCGGAATAATAGAAATCGCTGCCAGTATTAAAGTGTTCGTTGTGATCCCTCCTGCATCTATTTGTGTAACTGATGCAATCGCAAGCACACCGCTAACAGTTCGCTTACTACTCCATTTGCCTTTAGTGTCCTTAAACATCTCCGGTATAATTGCTAAAATACCTTTTGCAAAAGCAGGATTAATTGGCATTTGTTTTGTCGTTTATGAAGTAGTTAATTAAATCATCAATCCACCCGAAAACCTTGTTATCCTTTTCCGTTGGTGTTAGGTTCACAACTATCTTACCGAAAGCCATTAAGCCGATAAGCAGTTCACCCCAATTTTGTGCAATAAAATCAATCATAATAAGTGTTAAATTCAATGAATATAAAAGGCAAATAAATACAATGTTTGTAACCATCTCCAAACTTATCCGACCAAATGCCGACAAGTATTCCAGTATAAACTCCTAAACCAATCTCAAATCCGCTCATATTAATAAATCCAAGTTACACAACTAGGTAAATCATCATCGACATCTACATGAATAAATGTCTTCGCAATTCCTATACGAGTAAACCCTGCCGTAATACAAGCATCAATTATTGTAAATCTATCTGAACTATTACCGCATGATATATCAACTGCGTTGCCTCTTGTATGTGCTGAGTTAGGCTTTCCGCCTACCCTCTCATTTGTTGCTTTATCTCTCCAACTAGAATTGATATGAAAAGGAATACCTGCAATAGTACGAGCTTCATCTAACTTAATCAATAAATCATCGCTCATCAGATCATAACACCCAACTCCGTTGCAAGTAAATTCATCTTCTGAAAAATGTTTAATCTTTCTTCTCATTTCCTATCTTTTGGATATTGTAAACTGCTGCCGTAATTAATACGATAGCCGTTAAAACGCTATTTATATCCGCAAAGCTAATTCCAATAGCTGCCGTATTTATAACATTAGTTTCTATTAAATCCTTATACATTTTTTATCTTACTTAAATATATTTTTAATTTTTTTATATTTTTTGCCTTTGGTCTATATTTCATAGTCTTATCCCTATATTATATGCGTTGTCAATAGGGTTCAAATCTGAACCACTATTAGAGGTGTACTCAGGAAAGGAACTTGAATTGTCGCATAAATAATCAACTATTCTCTGTCCGTAAAACTCAGCCGTATCTCTCTCCTTTTGTATTAACCAGTTCAAATCCTCTTTAGATGCTGCCGTTCCGTTTTCACTATTCTTTTGTGTAACCGTTCCGTTCTTAATTTGAAAAGATATAAACGGCAAAGCCTCAATTAAAGCGTAGTGAATAATAGCGTCTTGAACATAATCATCTACTAAGGTTTTATAAACCCCTGCGAGAGTTCCTGCCGTTATTTCTGTTTCAATCTTAACGTACAAATCGGTTCCTAAAATAACTTGCAAGTGCTTGTCTTGTGCTATCTTTAAAAAAGGTAACAAGAAAGCAGTATCTACATTGTAATTTATAGCCGTAGAACTCTTTAATTTATCTTCGTTGCAAAATAGTGATGCCATTATCTTTTCTTTATAAATCCTCTATTAGTCATATCTTTAGGCTTCATCGCTACCTCTTTAGTATTACGAACTCTGTAGCCTTCTTTATCTGCCTGATTTGTGCTTACTGTCGGTGCAAGTGGAGATTTAACATCTACTTTAATAACGCTTTTAAATGTTTTTCTTCTCCATTTATGGTGGCAATCCCCTCCGCCTTTATACTTCCAAATTGAGTAGGTATTAGCACCGCCTTTGCCCCAACCTGCATTAACTGACTTCTCGCCCATTGCGATAATATCTTCTTTTCTGTATAGCTTACGAGCATTTACCATCTTACGACAGAACGCTCTACTATTTGAACTTACTGCTAATGGTTCATAAGCATAGCGAACCTTGTACATAAAGCCGTTTATGTTAGCGTCTTGTTCACTATTAGCGTTTGGTCTTGCCGTTCCACTACTAACAAACTTATACTGCTCTAGTGCTTCGTATTCTTCTGCATCTTCATCGCCTATCAACTCCCATTCTTCATCGCTTAACTCTTCACCTAAACCAATCAACTCAGCAGCAACTAAAGTGTCGTTCTTCTCATCTTCTTTTGAGAAGTTTTGACACTCTACTTTATCTATCTTGTTAAACATCTTAGACAAATTCATTTGAATACTACCATCGTTAAAGAAACCTCTAGCAATTTCACTTGGTAGTTGTAAGAATTGAATTAAAAATGTTATAGCCTGAGCCTCAGTCAAAACACCCTCTTGCACTTTTGCAATTATATCAATTGCTGAACTAATCTGTGCCCCGTTATAACTTGCATCTACTTGCTCTATCTCTTCTGTACTCACTTCTTCAATTGTATCAGTTTCATCAACACCCGTTTCCTTCTCTGTTTCTTCAACATCTAAGCCTTCCGTATCAATAAACTCAATAGGTTGCAAAGTTTTAAAGTAGGTATCTAATACAATATTGTTTACTGCTAACACTTGATTGATAGCATCTAGTAGAATGTTTTGCTTTGGCTTTATTACCGTATTATCCCATAACTGAGAAGCAGTTTTAATTTCATCAGCGTTATTACCTAAACCAGTGCTATCCTTAATACCGAATAACATAGGAGATGTTACTTTATGACCTACTAAAATCTTCTTAGTTGCCTCTTCAGATAGGAATTTATATTGCTCTGAGGCTTCCGAAATAGGTAAGCTCTCAATTGTTGTTGCAGTACTCGAATCATCGTTAAATGAAAGTAGGAATTTCTTCCCCCCAGTACCTTGTAACTTCTGTTCTACCTTTCGCTCTATAACTCTCTGCTCATCTTCACTCGGTAAACCGTTGTTAAAGTTTACCATCATACTAGGTGCAAAACCATTCTGTATATTAGTCAAGTGATAAGTTCCTATCTCCTCATCTATCTCTGCCCATTTCAAAGCACCTGCATAATCAACTGGTGAAAAGTAAAAGTATCCTGCTGCGTATGGTTTAATAACCATTATTTGAGTTTCCTCACCTCTTGATCCATCAAACGCCTCTACTCTTTTAGGTTTATATCTTTCTTTTCTACTCTCTCCCCAATTATCTGAGTAATACCACGCCTTGACCTCGCCCTCTGTTGCCTTCTCAGGTCTTAGGTTCTGCATAGGTATGTGCTTTGCTTTAAGTATTTCCGTTCTCCCCTTATTCCAAACGATATTAAATGCAGCTTGACCTAGTAATTTTAAATCTCCTGCTACCCTTCGTAAATCTTCTGCCTTAAATATGGTACGCATTTTAGCGAAGTCTAAAGGCTTTCTATTGCTATCCGTAGCACTTAGCCCTTCCCCGAATATTTGATCGCTTACACTTGAGATAATTGCGTTATTTACCGCACTTCCGTTATACCTATCAATTAGATATTGAAAATAGTCGTTATCATCGCCATAAGACACCCAATCCTTTGCAGGACTTTCAACTGCTTTAGGAGTTACTTGTGAACTAAAATTTATTACTTTAAAACTCATACCTTTAAATATACATCGTTTGTCTTATCTGCTTCCGCTTGTTTAATATAAGATACTTCACTCGTTCCACCTACCCAAGCCTTGCCCGTTTCTCGCAATCCGAGAACACTAGAATCAGTTATATCTATATTTGATGAACTTGTTTGTTCATATACATCGTATTTATAGAAACTCACATCTTGAGTTGTAAACTTAGGCTCAGAGCCAGAATTCAAATTAAATGATAATTCTACAACTCGCTCATTAACCGCACCCTTAGTAACAACCTTTGCTTTGCTTTTTCTAGTCTGAAGATTGGTTAATACAATTAAATAGTAATTGTTTTTCGCATCAGTTGAATTTTGAAACAACGATAAGAAAATAGTATTACTCTGATTTGGCGATAGCTTTAGCATTTACTTTTACTTTATGTTTTTTCCCCAATGCTTTAGCGTAAGCCCTAGCATCTTTCTCGTTATCTCTTTGTGTTTGAAGTTGTATCTTATCACCTACAAGGTAAGTAATCACAAACACACTTTTCAACTTATCAATGTAAATCATTTTGATTTGCTTTAATTAAACTCTTTGCCTCTTCTCTTGTCAAAAGAGTATTGTTTGGATAGCTTAATCCTTCACCTAAATCAATCAATGCAGTAATCTCACCGCTTAACCAACTCGCCTCTAATTCCATCACGTAAAACTTAGCATCGTTTATAGTTAATTCTACAACTGATCCGTATGCAGTTTTATTGTCCTCTCCAACTTCAGCAAATGTAGTTGGCAAAACACCAACTAAAACACCTTCTTCATCTAACTCTACTCTTGCATATCTACCTAGAAGTTCCAAAGGAATCTCCGAGTTATAAGTCTGCTCATTTAAACAAATAAATTTACCTATCATCGCTAGAATTGTTAGATGATAATACTATCATAGTTAATACTGCTCGTAAATCTTCAGGAGTTATAGTGTTTGTTCCACCTTGAAACAAGTCCTCGATAGAATCTAATAGTTCAGCTCTAGTTCGTTTATCGCCTGAAGCAACAGAAACTTTTGTATCTCTGTTTGTTCCTACTAAAGACTTGTATCCGTTTCTTAAAGTTGAATCTTTATAATCTCTTTTTGCCATTTTTATTTTTTAAAATCCGTAATCTGATGAGAAATCATCGCTAAATGAACTCGATGCTTTGTGTTTGTTTAACCCAGCTTTGTAGTTTTGCTCTACTTCGTCTGATGATAATGCTCTGTTGTAGATTGTAACATCATCAATAAGTCCGTTTAAAAAAGTACCAGTACCATTTTCTACTCCTACATACCAATTAGTTGTGGCTAGTGACGTGGAGGACTCAGAAGATATGTCTTGACTTAATACCTCCGTATTATCAATAAATAATTTAGCACTATCAGACCTATCTATATTATGAAAAGCATAATGCCAACTTCCATCGTTATAGCCTGAAGTTGTATAGGTTGCTGCAATCCCAAATGGTCTTGACCTTATTTTTCCAGTGGCTACATCCATTGTTAAAGCTACTCCCGATGGATTACCCAAAGATGATACTCCAAATAAAAATCCTAAATCTCCTGATTCCACTTTAAACCAAAAACCATAAGAAAAATCACCCGTACCAAAATCTAAATTATCAGCATCAGG